AAGGAATGGTTCAGCACCTTGTGTTACTGCTGTTGAAAAACTTGCTACATTAGGAGTGTTTCTTCTTTGACCAGTTTTATCTTGGAAACTATACACAGCCACAGTAATTTTTTTTTGTGCTGGTGCTGGTATACTATCAAACTCTTTTTGCAATTTCATTTCAGTAACTTCAGGTTTAGTTTCCAACCCTGCCTTTTGTGATATTGCACAATTTGATAACAACAATAATGTTATTGTTAAAAATATTTTTATCATATTAATTAAAAGTAAACTGTCCTAGTGGCACTTCAATTGTTGTTTGATTACCAAGTGTATCAGTTACCATTAATGTAATACTTGTTGTTCCGTTCTTTTGCCAGAATATAGTATTGCCTTGAAAGTTCATTGAACCTGATGTAGAGGCTCCATCAGCAAACATTGCTGTTGCTAAGTTCTGACTAATCTGAGCATAAATCCTAGACTCTAAATTAACCATAAATTGATTAATAGGTGTATTTTTAGCTTCAGCTTTTAATGCTGCAGCCTTTGCTTCAATAGATTGTTGGATTTCTTTTGCTCGAGTTTGTTCTAAGTTGTACTTAGTTAACTCGTGTGTACTGTATCCATTTCCATTGAAAGCTGGACTTTTGAAATTGTAATCAGGTAAAGGACCTGCGGTGCCAGTAGTTATCAAATAACTATAACCAAAAGCGGCTACTAACACTATTTTTAATAGTGCTTTCATACCTATATTTATATAAACTGATTGATTTACTTGTCTTTTTTATTTTTTTCTTGCTCTTCTTGGTACTCTAATATAAGATTTAACTTTGTGTTTAGTCTGATAAGGTCATTATCTAGCATTCTTATTCTATCCACCAATGCTATTAGTGTCTTACTAGTCTCACTCATTACTGGTTTGATTTCTGTAGTAACCCATTTCCATACAAAGTATATAAAATACCCCATACCAAAGGCCGCTATGATTGGAAACCCGTACTGATTAATAAGTGTTGCTAAATCTTTACCCATAATTAATCTTTTCTTGCGTCCTCTTTACCGTTAGCTCTTCCAATTCTTTCTACATCAGGTCTAATTCTTAATGTAGAACTAACTAAAGTATCTATTCTAATTACATCAGCGTTCATAGTTTTAACTCTATTATCTAATGCTTCAATTATACCACTAAGTTTCTTTACATCACCTGTAACTGACGCTAAAATAAATTTTAAAGTTAAGAATACAAAGAAACCACCAGCACAGGCAGCTGCTATTGGAAAACCGACATCTACTGCTAGTTTAAGAAAGTCCATAATTAATTAGTTTTTACTTTTTTGAAAATGCTCTATTACCAAACCAGAAAGCAACAACAGCAGAAAATAATCCAGCTGTTTCTTCGTCCCATAGTTTTGGTATTGATTCTACAAATCCTACTCCTGATCTCATATAGGCAACTAAAGCACATATTTTAATTGTAACGAATAAAATAAAAAATACGTATGTAACAACAGGTCGAACAGACGATCTCATAGCATCAATAAACGCACCGCCTTTTAATGAGGCATCGTGAGCATATAATCCAGCTGTTTCAACAGCTTTTGCTTTTGCTTCTTCTACTTCGACCTGTGCTTGAACTTGTTTAATGTTAAGCTCTATACCTCTTGCTTGAAGTTCTGCTCTTAGTTTTAATTCTTCTAAGTCAGCGGCTCTCTTAGATTTCTCTTTAAAAAAATCAAAGATTGATGGTATAATTGATGTACCAAAACCTAATAGTGTACCTAATAAACTTAACATTGTATTCCTTTAAGATTTAAACTTTTGTATAATACTATTTATACTGTCTTTTACTTTGTTTATAACTGTGTCAACTATAGCTGGTCTTGGAATATACCAACCAATAACTATACCTATCAATATTAATACTAGTATTTTAATCATTACTTTTCTCCTTTAAGTTTTATGATACCATTAGATACCATATGTTTATATAGAGCTGTATCTTTCATCAAATCTTCATTTTCTAATTTCTGAAATCTTTTCTTTTTCTTCTTTATATTCTTTTGAGGATCTTGAGCTAATGTACCTCTTTTATCTCCCATACCTTGATTTTTGGGGCCCTCATCACCTAAATCGGCCATTGGTTTCATAGCATCCATACTACCTATTGAAAACCCACCAACACCTGAAAAATTAGCATCATCATATTCTTTAAGGTAATCCTTTGCAAACTCTTTAAAAGACTTAAATGTTTTTTTAGTCATTTATAAATTAGGATTTGGTCTTCCGGATCTAGGAGTCCAAGTTATTTTTGATATAAAATCTAAAAAAGATGAAACTTCAACATATGCGTATTTTTTTAATTTTAATTCATTTGCAAATTTTTCTGCTTCTACTTTTGAATTAAAATCCTTTTGTTGTACTTTATCTTTAGGAGTTTTTGCATATAATACTATAAATTGTGGATCTTTTTTTTCTTTTATGTGATATTTTTCTTTGAAAGACTTACGAGGTTCTTTAGTTCCTATTACAACACCAGGAATACCTACTTTACCAGTATTACTAAAATCTATTAATGTATCTACTTTATCTAAACTATCTAGTACTTGTTTTAACATAACATTATTGTTATCAAAATTTTCTTTAATGTTTCTTTTTAAGATTCCCATAACTATAGATTTTTTCTTTTTTCTTTTTCCAAAACCTTGACCAACAATACCAGGCTCACCAGCAGGACCTACTCCTACTCCTGCAATATTTCCACCACCTACATTATTTACAGGGGCATCTTCTTGTACCAACATACCTTTATCATCAACTTTAAAACCTGACGGTATAGGTTTACATTTTTGATCTGTATTACAATAATACTCACCAGTCTTACAAGTTTGATTTGCTTCTCTAAAATTTTTAAACGTTTTCATATTCTGATACTAATTCTCCGTTTCTTTCATATATATCTATTCCAAAACAATTCATAAAAGGTTCTTCTTTACTTTCTTTTATTACTCTCACATCATTTAAAAGTCTATCATATTGATTTGTTTCTTTTAAGTATGTTATGATGGTACTTTCTATTAAGGATTTATGCTTTAACATTTCTTCATTTTCTTTTAGTAACAAAGCCAAAGCAACACCAAAAGAAGCTATGGAACTACTTACACCTACTTTACCTAATATTCTTTTAAGATTAAATATAAATCTGTGTAAATAAGTATAAGAACTTTTTTCTTTTTCTGTTCTTAAATCTTTATTCTTTTTTAATACTTTGCCATCTTTATCAATAATACCCATAGCAAACGCCTCTTGTTTTTCAAAAGGTGTTACGAGTAATTTTATTACTCTATATGTTATCAATAAATCTATAGCTCTACTTGCCATTATAGTCCCTTTAATATTTGTTCTACTTTTTTATCAGCTTCCACTTCTTGTAATTCGTGTGGATACAAATAGTTTAAATAATCTAAAACAGATTTTAAAGCTGGCCAAAATCGTGTATCTAATTTATATAACAATAATGTAACTGCCGCTTCTACACCAAAGACATTTTGTAACACTATAATATGATTTACAACTAGTCTTATATTAAACTCACCTGTAAATACGTACTTACGAAATAGTCGTTTTAAATATTTAAAACGTTTTAAATCTTCGTAAAACTCCTTCTCTTTTTCCAGAGTTGGGTTATCATAATGATGTTGTGCAAACAATAACCAATTTTCTTTGGTAACCTGTTTAAACATTTGCTAATCTTAGATTAGCTTAGCGTAAACCTTTGAAGTATTATTATTTAATTTTTCAAAGTTAAACTCTAGCTTTAATCCACCTTCTTTTCTGTGGCCTATGCCGTCGTCATTAATTACATCTTCAGGTTTAGTATCTAAATCCTTACCAAATCTTCCACCAAATTGTTTAAGATCAACTGTTACTGAACCATTATTGCCTTCTAGTTTTACGTTACCAAAAGATAATCCTAATCTAGCAAGTTTTTCTCTCAATTGAGAAATAGCGTGGTCTGGATTAATATACTCTTTATCAGCTATTGAACCAACAAAAGCATTAACTTGTTTTAATACTTCTGGATTCTCTATGTTGTGAACGCCAATTCTGCTGTCCTCAACAGAATTATTATTATCTGTTGTTCCAACACCTTGAGCATCACCTTCATAGTGAGCCTCTTTTATATGTTGTTTAAAACTTCTCATTTGTTTTTCCTTTTTTGTTTCGTATAATGTACAATCTTCTTCAAAGTCTTTTAAATCTTCTTCATTAATATGAGACTTAAATCTTTTCATTAGCTTGTAGCCAAATTTAATGCTCTTTCTTTTTCTTCTGGCATTTTATCTCCAGATTTTTGAGACAGAACTATTAGTTTATCAACTTGTTGAATAGCTCCATAAACAGCATTTAAGTTTCCTTTCATAGTGCCTAGGTCTTTTTCAACTTGTCTAATTCTTTCTGAAAGTGTATCAAAATCTTTTTTTAATACTTCTCTTTCAGATAACAATGTTTTATCATCAATACTCATTATATCTCCTAATTAATTAACTAGCTGAATAACCGTGTCCACCAATGATGTTCCATTTAGAACTTTTGAACATTAATGTAACTGTTTCGCCTGGCGCATTTAATATAATACTAGTAAACCCTCTTAAATTAGTAGGTGTTACAGTTATTGCATTTGTTCCAGATGTAGCTGTATCTATAATTGTTTTAATTTGTCCATCAGCACCGTCAGCAAGTGTAATTGCTCTTGTTCCTGATGTAGCATCAACTAATGTAACTGCTGTTGTAACGTTTGCAGCTCCACCAGCACTTAAAGTTTGTGCTGTTTGTTTTAATCCAATCCAAGATGGAATGTTATTAAATACGTTTTCTGCTGATACTTTTTTATTGATTGGTGTTCCAGCTGGATCATCCACTACGTGAAATAAATCGTCGCTAGTTATTGCTGTACCTAAATCGGTAAGCGCCGTGATTTTCTTATCTGCCATTTTATTCTCCTATAAACCCTTTCGGGAATGCTACTCTAAGTATTTACCTAGATCACTTTGTTTATATATTTATAAGAGCGGCCGAAGCCGCTCCTATTTGTAATAATATTAAGAATTACTTGTTAAACAAACTAATGTTTCGTAACTAATTCTTCCGTTTCTACCAGAACCAGATTTACCAGTTGATTTTAAAACCCAACCAGAGTGTGCTACTTTACCACTTTGTGTTTCTGAAGCACTATAGTTGAATAAACCAACAGTTTTACCTGTGATAAAATCATCTGCTGTTGCGTTTTCAAATAGTAACGCTACTGCTGCTGAGTCCAAAGGACCCATATTTGTTAATGTAGGTGCTTCGTTAACTTGTAATAAAGCCCATAACGGTGCCGCTGTATAAGCGTCTGTTTTTCCCCAACTTGCCATTTTATTCTCTCCTTAATTAATTGTTTAAGTACTCAATTTGTTGATGTATGTTAATATTTATAAGAAATGGCTATTTGAAACCTAGTTTTTTTAATTGAGATATTGTACTGGCCGCACTGATATGATGTATTCCTATACCACCACGTGCTTTGAATTGATTAATATTTTTAATATAGTCATCTATTAATAAAGCAGGTTCACCGTTTACCATAGCATAATTTTGTTTCTCTCTCCTCTTTACTAAATTTATTCTACTATCTGGTATTGCTAAATGAGATTTAGCCCAATGTCTTTTTCCAGGAATACAATTAGGATCATTAGCGTGTTCTACGTAAGCTGAAAGTATATGTGGTTGGTAGTTATTAATATAAGACCACAATTGTTGTCCACCTGGTTGCCAAGGTAATGTTGCCCAAAAATCTTTTTTAGCAATTATTGGTTTCCATTTTTCTTTTTTGTCAGGTTCTTCCATCCATTTATTAATAACAACGCCTGTAACTTTTTCGGCTGCTGATATAAAATTGCACAACACACCATCCATATCACAATATATTCTAGGTAACTTTTCCATTGATACTTAGATCAACTTTAATAGAGTATTAATAGCCGATTCTAGTTTTACTTTGATTTCTAATTCTTCTGCTTGTAGATTAAGTTGATCTGTATTCTTTAGATCGTTGATTAACTCTTTATATTCATCAGCACTTAATTCACCAGATTTTAAATCTTCTGTTAACTTAATTGCTATCTGAGCTCTTTTAGCAGCCCAATCACTTGACGTTAATAATTCTTTTAATTGTTCCATTAGTTTCTACCTTGTAATGCTTTTGATATGATGTATGATTGTTCTATTAATATTGTTTTCTTGTTTTCACAATAGCTGTTGCTTATAGATTTTGTTTCAACTCTTTTAATCATATCTTTTAAAGTTTGATTGTAAACATTTGCCATATTAAAAATGTCATCTGTTTTTTTACTTTCACTGTATATAATTAACCATTCAACTCTTTCATCTAAAGAATCTAAATGTTTCTTTAATACAGTTACTTCGTTTTTACAATTAATTCTTTTTGATTTTTGTTGTATATCTGTTATAGCGGCTGATTGATTAACGTCCCAAGCACTAGGTAGTAATGCTGATATGCCTGCTAATGCTATACAACCTGATAAAGAAAATGCCAAAAATAAAGATAATATAATTTTTTTCATATTAATTACTAGTTATTTTAGGATCAACATCTATTTTTGTTAGAGGTTTATCCGTCATTGTTTTTTTAGGAGTTTCTTCTTCTTTTTTTACAGATTTTTTCATTGATTTATAAGTTTTCTTTGCTTCATTCATAGGTTTTTCAGTTTCTTTATTTCTTTTTTGCATTAGATCTTGTAATCTTAATTTAGCTGTTGTAAGATCAGATTTTAATATTGCTTCTTTAGTCTTACTTTCAGGTTTAGATTTATCTAATTTAGATATGTTAACTTGTAATCTTGTTATCTTATCATTTAAATTAGTTAATTGGTTTGCTCCTGCAGCTTCTTCAACTGTTTCTACTTCTTCTTTTTTAGTTTCTTTTTGTTTTTTCATTATATCAATTAATTCTTGTTCTTGTTTTTTAATTGACATATCAAGTTTTTGTATTTGATCTCCTACTGAATTTTCATCTCCACTAGCTTGACCAGCCATAATAGCATTATACTTGTCTTTTAAAGCTTGTTTTTTATCTTTAGCAATTTTGAGATCACCTTTTCTTGTGTCTAATTCTTTATATTGTCCTTCATCTAATTCTACTTCTTCATTTTTTTGAGCTCTTTTTTTATCTCTTTCAGCTTTAACACTATCTATTTTTGTTTGAACGGCTGCTATTGCTGCATCACCTTTTTTATTAATTCTTGCCATTACTTTGTCATTAGATAGAGAGGTAATTTGTCTGGCATAATTTTTTTCTTCTTCATCAGTAATTTCTTCTAATTCTACTTCTTCTTTCTTATCTTTTTTTTCTATAGCCTTTTGAAGTGCTGGTGGTAACTTTTTTTGTGCAGCTGTTAGTTCTTCTTCTTTTATTTTGTCGGCAATATCGTGTGCTTTAGTTATTGTAGATTTTTTTAAAGGTGGTTTATCTCCTGTTGATTTCATAGCTGCGGCCATACCTACAGCATAAGGATTTACTGCTGCTTCTGGTACAAAACTTTCTGCTTCAACCCAACCTTTACTTTTATAATCTGCTAATTTGTCTTTTGGTATTCTTATAACTTTTTCGTGTTGACCAGGTTTTGCTACTAGTGTAGTTTTAGTATCTGATTTTTGTTTAGTATTTAAATTTTGAGAAATGTCTTGTGAAGTTGCCTCATCTTTAGCATTATAACCTTTATCAACTCTATTAAAAAAGGCCTTCTTTTCAGCATCAGTCATTGATGCTATTGGTTTTCCTTCTTTTTCTAATTCTTTTTTGAAGTAAGCATCATAATCTTCTCTTAATTTTTTTGCTACTTCTGATATACTACCCGATTTAATTTCTAAATATCTTGACATTACTTTTTCTCCTTTAATTTTTTGAAAGCATTTTCTACTATTGCTTTAGCACCTTTATATGCTTCTGATTTAGGTACACAATTTGGTACACGTTTTCCATTTTTCATTTTAGTTCCAATAGCTACGTAACCTGTCCAACAAGCATCTTTTAAATCTCCTGTAGGTTCTTTTACTTCGGCTACCTTTTCAACTGGTTTCTTTTCCAATTTATCTATTTGAATATAGTAATCCGGTCTTTCATCTATATGAGCAAGTGCTATTTTCTCAGCAACTTTATCATCTTTAGTATGTTCTTTTTCTATTTCAATTCCTTTTTCTAGTTGCTTCTTTAATGTTTCAACATCTACATTGTGTTTCTTAGCACTATCTTCTAAACTAGGAACTGGTTTTAATTCTGTTTGTTCTTTAACTTCTACTTCTTCTTTAATATCTTTTTCTGGTTTATAACCATTTTTTTTTAACCAAGCTAACAACTCTTTATTATCATAACCAGCTTTTACATAACCGGTTTTGCCATCGTGCCACCAAAAGGTAGTTTCTTCGGCCATACCTTCTAAACCAGAAACTTTAACACTTGTTATTTTAACTGGTGATTTTCTTACTCTTAATATTGAACCAGCTCCTGTTGAAGCAAATGGTATATTTTGTTTTTGTAATTTTTCTAAATCACCATCTTGTAGTTTAAACAATATATTTTTTAATTGTTGATACTGTGAAGTAGTAATTGTTTTACCTTTTAATGGATCGTATTCTTTTTTAAGTTGAGCAATTTGTGCGTCTGTAAATTCTTTTAATTCTACTTGTTCACCTAATACTTTTTTAACTAGTGCTGGATTTAATTTTAATTCTTTTGCTATATCTTCTGAAGATTTACCATTTTGTTGCATTTGGTAAATTTTTTCAAAAGTAGTTTCTGTTAAATCAAATTCTTCATTTAGTCTAGGACTATATTTTAAATAATCGTGTACAGTTGTAATGTAATCACAAGCGTTAGTAATTTTAGATTGTACCCAAGCTGGTAAAGGGTTACCTGTATCAGGTGTTCCTTCTAACATAGCGGACGTAGCTAATGCTCTATCAGCAATAGTTTCTAATTCACCACGAGCCATTGATATTTCGTGGTCTGAAGTTTCTTTTTCTAATGCTTCAACTTGTGTGTAAAGTTGTTTTGATGTTTTTATAAAACTCATATTATTTCTTAGCGTAATCTTTAAAAGATAACATTTTACCTTTAACTTCGTCTATCTTAGACTTGTAATTATCGCCGTACCTTTCTCTATATTTATGTATTGTTTCATCTGAACCAGCCCACTTTTCAATGTCTTCCATAGTGATTTTTCTATCATCATTTGGTTCCCATTTAGCACACCAATATGTTGGTCTTACTTTAGCGTCAAATAACTCACAATACTGGCCTTCATTCTTTCCATACTCACAATTTGAACAGTTTTGTCCTTGTGGTACTTCTTTTGAATTTGCTGGCATATATTTTGGTGGTAATACATCAGGTATTTTCTCACCATCTGGATATACTCTACCTTTTACTACCATATCTTTATTATCTTCTTTATTACTAGGTTTGTAATTATCGCCTTGATAGTTAGGGTCATAATTAGGTTCACCTGGTGTCATCTTAGAATTGTGTTGTGCCCAATCGTGGCCAATATCATAAGATTCTTTTTTATCAATTGTCATATAAATTAATTCTTTCTTAAATTCGCCAAACATTTTTTTACGTTTTTCAGTAACTAATTTTGGTTCTGGTTTAATTTCTGAAACAGCTTCAAATCCATAATCCACATTTAAATCTATTTCTCTTATTTCTACATCTCTATTTGAATTAATAGGTACACAATCCCAAATCCAAGATTTGTGTAAATTATTATTTGTATCTTCTAATACAATGTAATTTGTTCCTCGTCTTACTACTTTCCCTTTTATATCTAATTTGGAGTTGTGTGCTTGTTCTCCAATATTGAATATCATTTCTCTAATATATAAATCTCTCACTTGTTGTGCTTCAAAAGTTTCTAAACTAACAATTGGTTTTAAATCTGTTCCACCATAAGCGTCCCAAGCTGATTCATCTTCTTTGCCTCCGATAAATGTGGTTAATCCCATTCCTTCTCTAACGTTAAAAAATAATTCTTTTATTTGTTTATCTGTTAGATTTCCTGGTATTCCTCTTTTGAAATTTTTTAAGTCTCCCCTTTTAGCGTAATCTCTTAATTTACTAGCACTCATTCCAGTTACGCCTTCTTCATCTGGATCTCTTTCACCAGCCGATACTACATCAATTTTTTTAAAGTTATAATAGCCGTGTCTATTTTTTTCACCATTGTATTTTTTTAATATAGTATCAAATTCTCTTACTCGATCACTACCTACAACCATTGATATATTTGTATAACCCATTTTATATATTTTAGTTGCTAATTCTAATACCATATTTGTAGGCATTACAAATATATGACTAGCATAAAGTTTAAATATTGTTTGCATCCATTTTAATTTGTCTGATGGTGATAATGGATTTTTAACTTTGTCTTGTGATCTACTTAAAAATATTTTATATTCTGATCCTAAACTTGCTACTTTTTGTAATAGTTTTTCGTGGCCTATTGTTGGAGGATTAAATCTACCAAAAGTAAATGCAAAAGATTTATCAATACCTTCTGATATAGTTGTATCGCCGTGTTTTGTTATTGGTTCCATACCTAATTTTTTTCTATAAACATTTAATTGTTTTATAAGTTCTTTTTGTATTATAGACCCTGGCATAGCCTTTAGTGCCTTGCCTGTTAATTTGTACATCATAACAGTATCATCTTCTTTATCTTCTGTTTTTATAGATTGTAATTCAGCGTCTGTAACTTGACCATCTTCTAGTATATGTTTTAATTCTTTATAGAAAGTTAGATAATGATATTTCTCTAACATCTTATAGATAACGTTTTTAGGTAATTGATTTTTTCTACCAAACGTTTTTATTTCTTCTGGTGTCATATCAGTAGCAAAAGCATCAGCTCTGTCTTTTAATACTGTATTACCAATGTCTATTAAATGTTTTATACCATCTTCTATTTCATCTAACTTCTCATTTATCAATTCTTGTAAATCTAATACATCATCTGGATTTAATTCTTTTAATTCATTGTAATCTATAATATCTCTTTTTAATTCGCCTTGTACTACATCAATCTCTCTTACTTTCTTTTCAAAATCAGCGGCATATCTTTTTGAATCAAATTTAAATTCTTTTGCTTTTCTTATAAATGTATTACTCTTAATGTCAAATACAGCATCGGCCATTTTATCGTTTGTTTCTTTTACGTTTGGATCTGTAATGATATAATAGTTAATTGGGTGTTTAGTTCCTGGTACTAATGTGCCATTAATGTTTCTTAAAGATTTTGCTAATTCTTTTCTTACTACATCTCTATCAGGTAGTGGCACATCAAATAAAACGTTTATATCTAAATCAGCATCATCTCTATATGTTTTTGTAAGTATAGAACCTACTAAACTATATTTTAATACAGGTCTTAAATTATTAAATTGTTTAATTTGATTTTGAATAATATCTAATACTGTTTGATTTAATTTTGGATTATCTGTTTCAGCATTATCAAATACACCTTTAGCGTAAGTACGTCTAGGTATATCTATTACTGCTTCTTTCATAAACATTTTAAACATCTTTTCTTCTCGCTATTCTTTCTTTTGCCATCCATCTTTTGGCGATATAACTTTTAATAGGTGTATTTAAATATCTTCTTACAATTACATTTACTTTATTCATTGTTAGTGTAATTAATTCTTGTTCTGATTTACTGTTATCTACTACTATAAAATTTTGTAAACCAAAAAAGTTTTGAAATTTACCAATATTGTTTTGTACTCCTTGCCAAGATGTTCTTGTAATATATTCTGGTACTGTTCTTTCTCTTTTAGCATTTCTTTCTAATGCAACTTCTAAACTTGTATTTACAAATATCATATAACAATCATAACCTAATTGTTTTAATTGGCTTGCTTGATTGTGTATTACATTATAATCTCTACCAGTTGAATCTACTACTAAACCTAATCTACCTTTTACATAAAGAGCGGCCTGATTTTCTGCTCTTGCCTTTGCTTGTGTTCTTAACATATCTCTAAAATATTGTTCTTCGTCAGGTAATGTTAAAGACAAATTAGCATCTCTTAAACTTTTTTCAAAGAATGTATCTGAATTTACAAACTTTAATCCTGTTCCTGTGAATACATTTCTACTCACAAAAGATTTGCCTGAACCTGGCCCACCTGCTAAAAAGAAAGCCTTAAATATACCTGGATCGTATAGGCCTTCTGAAAGTATTTGTTCAAATGATTTCATTATGTTAATTCCTTTAAATTTAGAGCAAACCAAATATCTAGTTTTGTATCAGTATCAACTCTTTTTAAACAAAGTGTAATCATATTTGATGAAACTCCTCCTATCATATTTACTGGTAACTCATCACCAGAAGTATTTTTACCAATAACAATACCATTATGAAATAAACTGGCTGAATTGATTGAAAATGTATTTGCTGAATTTGAACTATACTTATCTTCATAAACACGATATTGAATTTTAGTTCCTAAATTTGTCCAATTTGGTATTGCTGCTCCTGAAATAGTAAGATCTCCGTTATACCATTCATATATAATTGTACTTGAATTGGCATTATTATTTCCTAATTCATACTCATATATTTTTACAATATCGGATAATGTAGTTAATGAACTATCTAATTGATTTTGTGGGTTTACTCTTACACTTAAAGTTGGTCTAATTGTTGCATCCATAGTCCATCCACGGTGTGTGTTTGTACTGTGATTATTAAATGAATAATAATTTCCAGGCTCCTCATAACTTAGTGTAACAGGTAAAGGATTTGTAGCACCTACAACTTCTCCATTTTTTGTGGCAATCATAGGCACTTCATAGATTGTTTTACTTTGATCTAAAAATGTTTGTGTATCTTTTCTAAACTGTGCCATTTAACAATTCCACTTTCTTAATGCCAATGCCTTACGAGTCGGTCTACCCTTTTCGTCTTTCATTGGGCCTGGATTACCAGACATACGAGCACAGAATGACTTACGTCTATTATATGCCTTACTACCTTTTTTTAATTCAGATGGTTTTTTTGTTACAGGTGCTTTTAGATTACTGCCATCTTTACGATTAAAATAATCTCTACCTTTTTGTGTTAATCCTCCTGTAGAACTTTTAAGTCCTTTTTTATCTACAGCAGCTTCGTTTATAAATTCTTTAAATGATTTCATATTATCCTTTAACCCAGTCTTTAGCAATTTGAAAATTGGCACGACTAAACTCTAGCCTATCTACAAGTTTAACGGCACCTCTTACTCTATCAACGGCCACATATCCTTCTGGATTTGTAACTCTAAATCCATCTGGTGTTCTTATGAAATGGCCAATTGCTTGTATTTGATTTAATTTTCTTATTAAAAAATTCTTTGCTCTTTGCAATGATATATGAGTGGCAATAGCAAAATATATTGATGTTTTATTCTTATCAATATAATCTAAACCACCATCTCTTATTTTTCTATATTTGTTTTTCGTTTCTTCTTTTGATACAGCATCAATTTCTTGTTGTAACATATTAGCGTAATATGATCTAAACATTTCTATTAACTCTCTTACTTTGGCCATATCGCCTTGTGAGTTTCTTATATAATAATTGAAAAAAGTTTTAAGTCTAAAACCTACTGCTAAAGGATCTGTACTATTAAAATCATTTAATAAAGATTCTGACTTGTACAATGAACCTTCAGCCATTGATATAATGTTATCAAATTGTGCCATTTCTGATTTATTAAATGTTGATGAACCTGAAGTATCTGAATATGTGGCGTCTGCTATAAAAACGGAAGACACCATAGGAAAACCTCTTACACTTCCAAAACTTGCTGATAAAGATTTCATATCTTTACCTGAATACATTGTGTGAAATACTATACCTAATCGAGCACGTGATATTCTTTTGCCAATAGTACTGTTAATGGGAACAGCATATGTAATTGTGTTTGGTGTAAATGTATAATAATCTTGTTCGTCTATTGAAGTTGTTTTAACATCGCCTTTAGTAAATAATAAATCACCTTGTAGTATGCCTTGAATACCTAATTTGGATAACTCTCTTAAACAAACAATAAGTTTACTGGCTAATGGGCCATCGTGATTTTTTAATATATCACCTGTTGAGTAATTGATTTTTGGATTTACGTTAAATATAGATTTAGTGCCCACAAAGAATTTGCCATTTTCAGGATTAATACCACAGATAACAGCAGGCGCACCGTCCCATTTAACAGTTACGTTAAGTCGGCCACCTATATGGCCAGTAAGCATTTTTTTGATTGACTTTAGAAAGTTAACGGCATCTCTACCGCCCTTAGAACCTCTATCTATTATAGAGTCCTCTAAGTGTTCCAAATGGGTGTTTGTACCCTTTGTAATAAATCCCTTAAAACTAAACATACTCCTCTCATATTTTCCATAAATAAAATCAAACTAACCATACACTATATCACTTAGTACTATTTATAATTACTTAATATTGTCACACAGAAATTTTGGTATACCACCATTAGATTGCCATTGGCGGTTAGCATTTTGAAAGTTTACCAGTTGAGATATATCTTCTTCAAAGAAAGACTGTCTAACAATTGTACCTGTTGGTTGTTCAACGGCCTGCCAATAGATGTTACCTTTGTTCTTAATCATTTTTTTTTCATATGACAACTGTTCACCTAGATGGCCAGGTCTCCTGTCACTTTTATGAAATCTTACTTTTTGTTTTTTCATTTTTTACCCCATTTTACTTTTAACCATATACGCTCGTGTATATAATAATCAACACTTAATAATATATGTAGTACTGTAGCAAATCCTGTAGCATTTGTTAAGTTGCCAGTAAACATATAAGTCCACAATATTGTAAATAGCCAAGCTGATATTCTATAAGTTATCATTCTTACTATTGTTCTTTTTTTAGTTTCCATATCTATATCTTAAAGTCTGAAAATTTATCGTAACTAGTTTTTACTGGTATCTCTTTTTGGTTACTATCTACAATGTTTTGAGCATTGTTAGATACATCATACAACTTCATCTTAGCTCTATCTACACCAATAATAAAGGCACGATTGATAGATGGATCATTATAACGATTCTTTAATTGTTTAACTTTCATTTGACCTAGTGCTTCTAGTTCTTCATTTGATATTAAAGCAAACATAAAGTCGGCCGTTGCTGGAAGACCAAAAGATTCAGAAGTATCTTCTAATCCAATATCTGTACTTACAAAACCTGTTCTTGTTGTTTGTGTAGCACTAAAGATTGGCACATTAAACTCAACTGCAAGTCCTCGTAGTTCCTCGGCTATTGCCTTAATGAAGAAGTACGAAGAAATATTACCACCTTTAAATCTACTGCTTGAACAAATATTTAGGTAGTCAATAAAGATTACATTTGGTCTAAACGATTTCTTTAAAGCAAGTTCGTTTAATAATGCTCTAAAGTGACCAGCGTGTGCTGATGCTGTAGGGTATTCTTTTATAATTAATTTACCTACAGTCTTTGATTTAATTTTTTCAATCTTATCGTCATATAGTTGTCTAGGCATACTGTGTAAATCGTCCATTGTTACATCTAATAAATTGGCATCAATACGTTCAGCTATTCTTTCTTCTGACATTTCCATCGTAATGTATAATACATTTAATCCTTGTGTTAGAAAAGCACTAGCACAATGACACATAAACAAAGATTTACCAACACCAGTACCTGCTAAAGCTATATTTAAAGTTTTAGGTGGTACACCGCCTTTAGTAATACGGTTCATATAAGATAAATCAAATTGGTATTTCTTTTCTTTAGTATGATAAAAGTCAAATCTTCTAGTAGCATCTTCTATATAATCGTGTCCTATATGATTATCAAAAGAAACGGCCAAAGCATCAGCAAGAATACCAGGTATTGCCTCTGGTGTAAGTCTAGGATCTTTCTTATCTAGTATTTTAATACCTGTTAATACGGCATTATGTACTGCTCTGTCTTTACAAAACTTTTCTGTTGTATCAAATAACCATTGTAAATCTACAGTCTCATTAGTTAATGATTCTAATAATTCTTTTACAGATTTAAATTCATCTTCATTAATATCTTT